CATCTTCATCAACTTCAAATGTTGTAGTAACAGCTCAGGTTACTTATAATGTAAGCAATCTTGACGGTAATGGATATGGAGTAGTTCAGAACTATACTGATACTGTAGAAACTACAACTCCAGTTACAACAACCACTACAACCACAACACCAGTTACGACCACCACATATTCTGATGGTTCTACAACCACATCAAATGGAACTCCAGTTGTAACCACATCCACATCTAACGGAACATCAAGTTCACAAGTAACTGGAACAGTTCTGAACTATACTTCAACAATTGCTCCTTCCGTTTCTTCTGCAATTGCTGCATCACAAACACTTCCAGCAGTTACAACTAAAGCATATAATTTTGAAGCAAGTGAATCTAGTGGAAAACAGCAAATCAAAAAGCAAACGGTGACGACTGTAACCACTCCAATGGTTACGACCACAACCACAACTCCAGTTACCACAACTGTTTATGCTGATGGAACAACAACAGTAATCGACGGAACTCCATCATATTCTTATACTTATTCTAATGATGTTGCGGTATCAGATTCTTATGATTTTTACTTTGGTAGAGTGGATCAGTTAGAAGTTCTTGATGGAATCAATGATGGTATCAATGGACTTCTGAATCACGAACCAACCGCAGGTAAGCAAAGATTGAGAGTATTTGAGAACAACAGATTTGTTCAGTCTTATAATGCTGATGGTTATAATGCTGATTCTAAAATCTTCGGTGGTGGGTTTGAGTTTGATGTAACCAAAGGTTGGACTCTTGGTGCTCAGTATAATAGAGTTAACATAAACCTTAATGGTGTTGACTCAAGTACACAACAGAACAAAGACCACTTCGGCGTATTCAGTGAATTGAGAGGTAATACACTTACTCTGAATACCAATGCTGCGATTGCGAACAGTAATTATAAGTACAACAGAAATGTAGAAGGTGTCTTTAATAATGCGGGTGAAACCACTGGAACTGAGTGGTGGATATCTAATAGACTTTATTGGCATCTTAATAAATCAGTAAAACCATTTGTTGGTTATACTGTTCAGAATGTAAGAAGAAATGCTTACAACGAAACTGGTTCTATTCAGTCTGCAAGAAGTGTTGGTGAGTTTAATCAAACCACACACGTTGGTGAAGCGGGACTTAAGTTAGAAACTCGTTTTGGTGGTAAGAAGAAAGACTTGTTTGGAGTCAGTGTAGAAGGTTCTTATGGAACTGATAGTTCTTATGGTGTAAGTGCTTCTCTGGATTATAAAGAAATGTTATTTGTTGAGGGTTCTCATGGTGTGAACAATGGAGTTACTAACAATTCTGTTGCGGCAAAAGTCAAGTTTAGGTTCTAAAAACCTAAATAAGAAGGACATCAATCACACGGACTGATGGAAAACAAAAGGGAAAAAGCTATGGGACAAGTGATTCGTATTGCAATTTTGAGTTGGTCTGCAGCACTTCTTACCGCTTCTTATGCTGGTATGCTTGCTAAGATGGATCCAACATTTATTGCAACCGTCTTTACTGCCTCTGCGGCTACTTTTGGAATTAATACCATGAAGAAAGGTGGAGATGATGATGATAAAAAAGAAGAGCCAAAGAGAGAAGAAGTGGTGGTTGAAGCTCCACCAGAACCACCTGCTCCAGTAGCAGAAGTACCTGCTGCAAGTCTTGAAGAAAGAGTTGAAGCACTAGAGGAAGGATTTGTTCAACCTCGCACAGGGGCCTAATGAGTAAATCCGCAAACAAAGGCAAGAAAGGTTCTACTGGAGGTCAAAAGAACTCCAAACAGAATCAAGGAAACGCTACTGCTAAAAAGGCAAAGAACGGCGGAAAGAAAAAGTAAATCATGAGGTATTATGCCGCGAGAGTGGAACACTCCAAAAAGAGAGTGTTGGAATGCTCCTATACATCAGATTCTCAAAGCAATAGATAATCACACCCGTCTTCACATGGAGACGGGTGACTATTGGCATGAAGAACAAGCCCAGATCTTGAGAAATTATGTAATGAATTTGAAAGTCTGGATTCATAAACAAGAAGGATGGTGGGATGAATGAAAAAAGTCATTACAACACTTGGGTTATTATTAACCTTTACTCTTCCAGTTAATGCAGAAAAAGTCATAAAGACTCAACCAACAGTTCCAGCATACAGCCTTGCAGCGATGGGTTGTATGATACTGCTAGAATGCACAGAAGGAGTCGAACAACTTACATCAACATCTTCCATAATTTCTGGAAAAGAGTTTGATACTTTTAGAGAAGAGATAAAATCAATTCTTGTCGGTCTTGATAAACTCGGCGTTCCAGTTTATGTTGCACCATCAAGATATTTTACTCCAAGAACAGTAGGATTATATAAACCAGAATACAATCGGTTCTTTGTAAATGAAGAATTACTCAAAGACCCTAGAGAGTTTCTAGGAACAATGAGACATGAAGGATGGCACGTTGTTCAAGATTGTATGGGTGGTGGACTGAAAACCTCTTTCATGGCACAAGTTCACCAGGACGCAGAAATACCATCTTGGGTAATGAAAACTACACGACTTGCTTATGAATCTATGGGCCAAAGTCGTGCTGTTCCTTGGGAAGCTGATGCAAATTGGGCAGAAGAACAATCAAATGTGACAGCACAGAAACTAGAAATGTGTGCAAAAGGTCCATTGTGGGAACAGGTTCGTCCAACACCAATGACGATGGAATGGTTAATCGGTTGTGGATGGATGAAAGCACAGGAAGGATATAAAGAATACACACCAAATAAAAAATCAGATTATTGTGTAGAGGGAAAGTATTAACATAAATAACTTCAAAGAGGTTAATGAGTTTTTGAGATGTTGGATTTTTTTAAAAAAACTTATAATAAAATAATCCAACATTTTGAAACTAAAAAACTCATTAAAGAACTTAAAAGAGAAGATCCTTTTATATACAAATAAATTATATTATGATTAATTTGAACACAATTGATTCTATAAGGAATAATGATCTTATTCCTTTTCCAAGCACATTTGTGCATAATTACGGAGAACCTGAAGTAATCCAGAGACCTTCCGTTGTAGGGTCTTGGGATTTCTATGGAATAGATACTTATGAGTTTTATAAAAAGAATTTAAAAAGACAACCTGAAGACTGGTACTATCGACATAATAAAATCAAGTACACTGTGAATACTTATGGATATAGAACAAAAGAATTTGAAGACATAGATTGGAAAAATTCAATCGTAATGTTTGGTTGTTCTCATGTATTTGGAACTGGAAATGATGATAGTCATACTATCCCTTACTTTTTAGAACAGAAGACTGGAATTCCAGTTATAAATCTTGGCGCTGGAGGATCTTCAATACAATTCTGTCTTCATAACTCTTTAATGTTATATAAAAAATATGGAGTACCAAAATTAGTTATCTATTGTTGGACAGGAATTACTAGACATCTTATCTATCAAAAAGATTTTGTTTTGATGAATACAAAGTTTGAAGACATTTATGAACATCCACCAGAAGCAGTTGCAGCAGTTGAAGAATCAACTGGATCTGTTTTAAAACCTGTTAATGCACCAAAAGTTTTAGATCATTTGATTCCATTTAATATGGTAAATGTTGAGTTGATTAAAAATTTATGGGAGGATAAGTGTCCATTATATGAATTTTCGACATTTCCAACAACATCAAAGTTATTAGGATGTGAGTTATATACTCCAATACCTAAAGATTATGGAAGAGATTTAGCTCATTATGGAAGACATTCCAATAAACTGTTCGCTGAAAAAATTTACAACCATTTAAAAAGTGAAAGACATTTATAACCTAGATTGGGAAAAATATAATACTTCCGTATTCAATTCCATATCTTATCAATATTATCCAAAAGAAGAATTGGATCTGCGTCCTGGGATGATGGTAGAACCTTTACTTGAATTGGAAGAGGAAAAAATAATCTATGTATCGATAGCTAAAAATGCTTCGACCTCGATTATAAATTCTTTAAATTTTACTCCAATAAAAATTCCTTTACAATTGGATTGTCCATTTTTAATAGACATTCCAGAAAAATATAGGAGTGGATATAAGTATTTTGTTGTTACTAGAGACCCAAAAGAAAGATGGATATCCGGAATAAATGAATTTTTAAATATCTATCACCATCAAGGAGTTGATTTCGATGGTGATAAGAAAGGATCTCGTAATAAGTTCTTAATGGAATTGAAAAATAATAAATTTATATTTGATGGACACACGGAACCACAAGTTTCGAGGATGAGATTTTGTTTTAAATATGATCTTGATATAACTTTTTTAAAGCTTGATGAAAATTTAAATGAAAAAATATCAGATATTTTAAAAAGAAAGATAACAATAACTCGTGATAATACATCTGAAAAATTTGAATTTAAATTAAAAAATTACAAATTCTGTCAAGATATTCTAAATGAGTATTGTATGAAAAATAAACACTTCTTGGATTTGTATGAAATGGATTTTTATCTATATAATCATTCTTCCTAAAATCATAAATATTTTGATGAAATAAAATTATGGATAAATCGAAGGTAATAGACAGAACGGTTATCAATAAAGATATAACATTTTACGATATTACTGAAGAAGGAAAACTTATAAAGTATTCTTATAAAGAATTTGAAAGGTTAGTAGATCAAATAAAGAATTATTTTCTTTCTAACTACGAAATAAAATTAGGAGAAACTGTTTTAATTGGTTATTACGGAACTTGTTTACGTAAAGTAGCCAGTGTTTTTGCTTGTCTAGAATTAGGACTTTCCATTTCAATAATTGATTACAACATTACAGTAATCTCACCAGAATCTGCTACTAAAACTAAACTATTATCTCCCATACATTATTTTATTTGTGAGGATGATGTGATTGCAAAAAATCATCCTAGGAGTAAGTTTGCTGTTCTTACTAGACATTGTTTAAACACGATTTATTTTACAAATATAAAAAAACATCAGTACAATGAAAATATAAATTATGATATAAAAATTGATCCAAAATCAATTGCAATGAGATGTACATCCAGTGGAACTACTGGAACTCCAAAGATTATAGAACATAGTCATGATTTTTTGTTTGATGTTTGTCAAAGAAACTCTAAAATGTTCTATGGAAATGTCGTAAATGAAAAATGTTTGGGTCATGGTAGCGGTCCAGCTACATATTTTATTCCAACATTGATGTCAAAAGAAGTAAAAAATGTATTCAATTATTGGGGAGATTGTTCTGATTTCAATGATCAAAAATATTTCATGAGAAATAAAAACATTTTTGATCACATTATGATTCCATATACTTATGATATTGATGGATATTTGTCTGGAATTGATCCTGAGAATCCTCCATCAAAGACAACAATTTACACTCTATCTACAATTAAAAAAGAATGGATATCTTTTGTAAAAGAAAACAAAATAAAAAATATTATAAGTTTATTTGGAACTTCGGAAACTAGTGGACCAATATTCATAAATCAAGCAAGTGATAAAAATTTTGTTCAGAACAAATTTAATTTAATAGACGATTATTATAAAATTTCTTTTGCTGAAAGAAATCTTTTGGAAGTAAATATTCCAATTTATAATCAAAAAGTTTGCACAAATGATCAATTCATAATTAATTCAGATGGATTTTATCATAATGGCAGAGCGGATTTAATACGAATAAATGATCATGTTGTGGATGTAAATAGTTACAATGAGATATTAAAAGTATTTAAACCTATCATAGATTCCAAATTTGTATACGATCCTGCAGTAAATGAAATATACTTAGCTATATGGAAAACTTCTATAGTAGGAAATTCTGAAGAAACTGGAAAATCTAATTTAGATATTTTGATAAGGATTATCAATAATAATATAGGAAATGTTTGTTTGGTTCATCATATAAGTAAATATGAAATTTTAGATCCTAAGTTATTTTTTACCGGAGTTAAAATAGATGATCAATTGTTACGAGACTATTTTAGATCCCATGTAGAGATAAAATCCAATCCTTCAACATTTATTTTGGAACATAAAGAACAATATTTAAGAAAATTTGAAGGGTTGGACTTAGATCCATAACAACTTAAAAAAATGCATTTACAGATAATGACTAAATTTAACATAGTAAAAAAAAGTTTGATTCATTTGGAGTCTAGTAAAGAAACTTATACAAGTCATTTATTATGGGCTTCTTATGCTGGATTTAAAATGATCTTTGTTGGTATTTCCAGTGTGATTCATGGAATTGTTCCGGCTTTATTCACAGGCACAGCAGCAAGAATGGTCATAGATTTTTATCACCAGAGATTGGTTAATCACCCAAATAAAGAATATGCAGATTACATTGCCAAACAATCGCATATATAAGTAGAATAATGATACTATCTGAACTTTATTAATAAAATTAGTTATGAGTATAAAATCCAGTAAAACTTTTTGTATGGCTCCTTGGGTTCATATGAATATAGGACCAAACGGAGATGTTTATCCCTGTTGCATGATGCCTATATGTGGAACAGAGGGAATTGATGAGGACACAAAAGAAACAACTGATTCAACTGATGAAACAAAAGAAGATGATAAACAATTAATAAATCCTTTGGAGATTGTTGCTACCGAATGTGCTGGTACTCCTAGAGATTTTAAAATGGGTTCTCTAATGAATGAATCTCTTAAAGAGATTTGGAACAACGAAAAAATGAGAGAACTTCGTAAAAACATGATGGAGGGAAAAGAATCTAGTTATTGCACATCATGTTACAAAGAAGAAGAAATAGGTCATGGTTCTTTACGATGCAGTATGAATCAGACTTATGCAGAACATTATAAGTATGTTTCAGAAACAAAAGAAGATGGAACCTTTGAAAGATTTAATCTTGTCTATTGGGATTTTAGATTAAATAATGTCTGTAATTTTAAATGCAGAATGTGCAGTCCCGGATACAGTAGTGCTTGGGAACGTGAAATGCGGAAGGAATTTAATATAGAAGGAGAATACCCAAAAATTGATGTAGATATGGTTCACCAAGATATTGAACCGTTGTATGATATTGTAGAAGAAGTTTACTTCGCCGGCGGAGAACCTTTAATCACAGACCATCATTATAAAATTCTACGCAAGTTAATTGAAAAAAATAGAAATACATCTGTCAGATTATCATATAATACTAATTTTAGTACCTTAAAGTACAAGGATGATAATGTTCTTGAACTATGGAAAAAGTTTCCAAATCTATATTTGTCTGTAAGTTTTGATGGTACTGGTAAGAAGGGAGAATTAATTCGAAAAGGATTCGATTGGCAAAAGTTCCTAGATAATTTCAAACAATTTAGAAGTAAGTTCCCCCATACAAACGTAAAGATTAACTATGTCTTTCAAGCCATAAATTGTTTCCATACTATGGATGCCCATAAAGAACTTTATATGAGAGGTATCATTAATAGTTGGGATGATTTTTCTTTGTGCATATTGCACAATCCCGATTACATGTCAGTTTTAATTCATGATCTTGAATCTAGACGTTTATTGGCTCAAAAAATTAAATATCATATAGAAAATTATCTCGTGCCTGCAAAAGCTAAAGAATCAATTAAACAATACATGTCAGTTCTCAAACTTTTGTCCGGTGAAGAAAGAAAAGATCTTGTTCCGTATTTTAAATCTTATATGTCTGCACTTGATTGTATAAGAAATGAAAATTCTTTAGAAGTTTTTCCTGAGTTAGAGGGGATTTTAGGAGATGATTAATAAAAATAAAGTCAATGTAAACGGAAAAATTTTTTGTGTTGCACCTTGGTTAGCTTTAGATATTCGACAGGATGGAGAAGTAAAACCATGTTGTGTCTCTGAATACACTTATGGTGACATTAAGGAAAAACCTTTATGGGAAATTTGGAACGATGAACCAATAAGAAAACTTCGAGAAAATATGTTAAATGATGTACCTAGCGAACATTGTCAGGTATGTTATAACAATCAAGCAGCTGGAAAAAGTTCATTAAGAGAAGATTTCATTGGTGATTTATTTTCACAATATAAAAAATTAATATATGGAACGAATGATGATTATACAGTAAGTCAACCTACTTTCGTTTGGTGGGATTTGAAATTAAGTAATAAATGCAATTTCAAATGTAGAATGTGTAGTTGGACTTCAAGTTCCAGTTTTGAGTTAGAACAGAATGGAAAAATTTCTGGGAGATGGAATGCTTCTGAAAAAACGTATGAAGAAGTCGAACAATATCTCGGAATGGTTAATCACTTATATTTTTCTGGAGGTGAGTCTTTAATTATAGACGAACATTGGAAAATACTTGATAAACTAATTGAACTTGGTAGAAATAATAAGGTTAGTTTGGCATACAATAGTAATTTTAGTAATCTTGTTTATAAAGGCAGACATATCTTTGATATGTGGGATCAATTCAACGAAGATCTGCAAGTTCACATCAGCGTTGATGGTATTGGTGCGAGAGGGGAATTAATTAGAAAAGGATTTAAATGGGATAGATTTGTTTCTCATGCACAACAATTTAGAGAAAGATTTAAAGACAAAGAAGAGACTCACCAATTACACTTTGATTGTACAGTTCAAGCATTAAATATTTTTGAAGTTGTTAAACTTCACCAATATCTTTATACTAGTGGATTGATGAAAGACATCGATTTCTTCTTTCTAAATTTTATGCAAAATCCAAGAGAAATGTCAGTTTGGATTTTGGATAAACAGACAAAAGAAGCTGCAAAAGCAAACATAAGAGATCATATAGATAATTTTTTAATTCCTAATAAGTCCAGTAGATCAGTAATCTTCTATGAAAGTCTAATAAAATATATTGATTTGTATCAGGAACAACATTTGATCCCAGATTTCTTGAGATCAATGCGAAAGTTTGATAAATTACGAAATGAAAGTACTATTCAAACATTTCCAGAGTTTCAAAGGATCTGGAATGTCATTAAGACTAAACCTAAAACTTTATAAAAATGACGCAAACAATCTCGGATAAAAAGGAAAAGGAACACAAAGAAGAAAGAAAGGACAATATCTTTCTAGAAATTCTTTCTAATATTTTTATTCAACTTCCAGTTATAGCTATTGGGTGGATTATCTCACAGTTTACTTCAGAAGGATAATCTAGCTGATAATTTCTTAGCAATTTTTTTAGCAGGGGCAAAGAGAGACTTAAATCTTTCTTTGCCTTCTTTTGTAAACTTATCTTTGATAACATCATCAATAATGATTTTATTATCAATCTCATAGAGAGAATTGATTTCAACTTGATCACGAATGTATTGTTCTACATTAGTTACTTGTTCTACTAAACGAGTTCCTTCTGCAGAATATTCAAAAACATCTATATGTCCACCTTCTGCCATAACATAATGCAGAACTGGTTTGACTTGTTTAATTTTAATTTTAAATTTATTTTTAGTTGCTTCCTTAATGATTGGTTCTGCTGCGTTTTTCAGGGCATTCAGAACAGTTGTTGATGCTATAGTAGCAGCAGTGGTAACTACTGCTACAGCACCAGCCGTAGCAACAAGAGAAGGATCAGGTAAATTAATATCGATTCCACCGACAGTAAAGGTTGGAGTAGTAGGTTTATCTGCTGGTATCTCAGCAACTGGAACTTGGACAGAGGGGGTCTGAGTAACTTGAGGCAGTTGAGGTGGAGGGGTTGAATCCGGAAGTCCTCTATTTTTTGCTGCGTCTTCTTGTGCCTGTTTTTCTTTATCCGCTCTCACAGCAGCATCAAACTCTTCCTGTGTAGGAACATTGATGACTGGATACTTAATGGAAGTATCTGGCATTTCAAATACGGGAAGTGCCATTCCACGAACAATTGGAACTTCTACGCTACGAAGTACTGGCTGTTCTATTGTTGAAATGACACTTGGACCATCAATACCAATTTTTGGTATTACCTTAGAATTATTTGGTATGTTGGCAATTCCATTGGTATTATTTATTGGCGGTATTGGATCCATTTGGATACCTCACAACTATATCGGCACAGATTCTGTAGTATGGACTTTCTGGGTGAAATGTAATACCAGATTTGATTGCTTCGCCACACTTTAATAGTCTGACTAATTCAAAATCAAGTCTTGCTTTGTCTGCTTCTGCATTTTGTCGTTTGATTTCAGAACGGGCTCTTTCCTTACAGAGTTCGGTTAGTCCTCCATCTAAAGGAAAGTTGAAACCCATACTTACACCAGCGTTACCATTATGTGATTGAAATGTTGATGGGTCTTGACTGCCATTCATACTCCCCAATACAAAGGGAGAAAAACTCATGGTTGGTCCTTGGCAACTAACTCCTCCGCCGTAGGTATTGACTGCATACGGTCCTTGTAAGACTTGGACAGCTTGGTTAGTAACATTACCTGTAGCGGAAGCAGAAGGGCCAGCGATATTAGTATTACTAGGAGCAGATTGAGAATAAGCCGCACCATGACATAATACTCCTATTGCGTAAAGACAGATATAGATGTAGTTGTTGATTGTGTTTCTGTGCTTCGATCTATCCATGTTTCTTTAGCCACTCCAGGTCCGAGATAAGTCTCACTAAACTGGAAAGGGGCACCTTGATTCATAATACTGTAATTTGCTCCTTGTTGAGGAGTGCCAGGAATGTTAATATTAGTTCCAGTCACAGTGTATGATGTGCCAGTTGTATATTCAACTTGGCGAATTGTTTCTATAACTTTTGTAGTTGATTCGGTTGTCGCGTTGATTGTACCCCTAGTAAAATTAGGTACAACACTTTCCGCTAGGGCAGGACAAGAAAACCCTAGCAGGAGAAGTCCCGCTAGGATATGTCTCATTTGAATACGCTTAACTCAACTGTTCTTTGAGCTGTTGCAGTAGTTCCAGGACCACCAGCAGTTACAGTAGGAACACCAGTAGGCGATAATGTACCAGCGAGAGATCCTTTATCTCCTGCTAACTGAGTAACACTATCCCCATAAAGGTTGGGAGAAGCAATAACTCCACCACTGACCGACTGAGTGGTGACTGGTGTATCAGCAGCATTGAAAGTTTCTGAGAAACTGAATGCTTGACCTGGAGTATTAATATTGTAACTTCCGGCACCATTTACGCCACCGAATGTAGTTGCTTGAATATTTGTTCCTGAAGCAGAATAAGATGCTCCAATTCTTGTTGATTGAACCGCTGCGCCCTGTACACCCAATTGAACGGAATCAGTAATTTTTGATGTAATTTCAGCAGCACTAACAGGATTGATTAAGAATAACGAAAAGACGAGTAATAATCTTTTCATTGTTCTATGAATTAGTTGGCAGCTTATTTATCTACTTTATATTATTTTGTGAGAAATCCCCTAAAAGACACATTACTTATACTTAATGTTCCTTGAAATGGTTCATTGCCAGTTAATGCGTCCCAAATAACAATGGGATCTCCACCTTCTAAACTATTTACATTTGCCCAGTTTACATCATTTGCACTGGTTGATTCTACTCCAGTAAAAAATTGAGATGTATCTGCAGTTCCAACACTGTTCCTTAACCAAGTTCTCACATCTTGCCAAGTCCAAGTACGGTTGTATTGTAACTTAGTTGCAATCAATCCCGTTGCTACTGGACATGCGGAACTTGTGCCACTAAAAGCTTCATCATATGAGGTTAATACACTATTAGAAACTCTAGCATTAGCCCCAAAATGAATATCAATTTGACTTGGACTTGCTTCATAAAAAGTTGCTTCATAAACCATAGTAGGAGAACCAAGTGTTCCCCCAGTACTATTGGTCCCTTCCCATCTAATTCTATATGTTCTATTTGGAGAAGAACCTTCTGTACCATAATAAATTCTTTGACAAGAATTATCTGCACAAGACATCATAATTTTTCTGAATGCTGGGTTAGAAAAACTTAATCCATTGAATGCAGTTGATCCTCCACCAAAAGTAATGTATGTATTTGTTCCTGGATAAACGATGTTTGTACTGAGTCCAGCAAATTGTATAGTAAATGGTAAAGTTAAGGTCCAAAATCCATCATCATTAGTTCCATTAGTTGGAGTTGTTGCAGTGGATGCTAATCCTACAGCACCCAATAAATTTAATTCTAAATCGACAACAGTACCAATACCAGAACTTGTCGTAATTCTTTTCCCCGTATTTAATAGTAATCGGAAACCACTAGTTCCACTGAGTTCTGCACTGACACTGGCAATTCCAGTGAGTCCACTATCACTTGGAATCACTGATCCAGTATAAGTATCAGGTCTTGGTTGGTTTACTTGATTAGTTGCACTTAGAGTTCCATCTGCTGGTGCATAACAATCAATTTCATTTCCCATATCACTATAATTGACTTTCCATTCTTTGCCAGTTAGATTAAATGCATCATCAAGAGCTCCAATATTGATAACAGGATAAATTAGATTACCTCCACCATCAGTATACATACCCAATTGTTGTGGGTATCCTCTTCTGTTAGTCGTATTATATGCAGTAACACCAAATTCCGAATGTGTAGATTCTCCCAGTGTTGCTCCACTTCCAACAGTACTCCAATAATTATTGAAATCTGGGTGAGTTTGACTTACTTGTTTTTGGTTGGAGTTCCCTGCTGCAGCAATAAAAATAACTCCGGCATCAATCATCTCTTTTCCTGCTGTTAATACAGAGTTTGGGAGATGTTCACCCTTCATTCTATTACCATCACCATAAACTCCAACATAATTCATGAATCCTGGCAATGTACTTATAGTATAACTGGTTCCTATACCTTGACCACGATAAAAATACCATCCAGTAGTTCTATGAGATGTTGATCTATATCCCCAACTATTACTACTTATTGTTGGATTTTTATTTCCATATCTTGGATTGATTCTTTTTGCTTGATGAAACAATTTCATCATGGTGAAATATGGTTCAAAATCTGTACCATCAGTTCCATAAGCATTTACTGACCATTTGTTTGCATTATATGCCCATCCTTGAGTCCGGCCAACAGCGTTTGCTGTACACTGAGTACCATGAGTTGTAGTAATAGTTGGTCTAGCAGAAGAAGAACCATTACAACGAGCTCTCGTGTATGCGGATGTTACAGTAACCGTACCTATTGTAGAAAACCCTACAGATCTCTGCGATGAGTTTGACCACCAAGTTCTAGCAACACTTTCTACTGGAACTCTAGTTCCATCCCACCGTAATGTTAATCTAGAAGCTGGCACAGCTTCAAACCATGCTGGATCAATCCAATAAGGAGCATCTAAAACAAGATCTAAAAGATCACATGTCCCGTTTGTAGCAGAAGTTGCTAAAGTAGAAAATCCAACCGCTAATGCATTTCTTCCTTTATAATCTCTTGGACCAGTTCCTGTTGCATTAGTTTGAAATTCTACATGACCAAACCAACATCCTTCATCACCAACTATGACATCAATATCTGTTCCATCACCATATTGTGGAATTACATTGGTTAATATTTGATTTGATCCTGTAGATATGCCCGTATACCACGAATCGGATTTATTAACGCATCTTAGGAGTTGATATCCACTTCTGTTTAATTCTGTTGCTCCAGGACTTGCGGGAAGTTGGTTATTATCACTCCAGTTTCTATATTGTCTTGTTGCAGTATTATAACGATTTTTTTTTATATATCCCGCATGTAGTTCTTCTGGATCTGGTTTGTACTTGCAAGGATAACTTTCATAATTTTCATGAACATATTCTACTCTTGGATGTTTGAGTAGTTCATTTGCTTCTTGGTCTGTCAATAGATAAACAGCCCTAGTTTCACTATGTTCTTTTAAGTCTGCACAATCGCAACATTCATGAGGAATATTGTCTTCTAAAGTACCATCTTGAACCAAAAGTTCATGGATATATTGCCAATCTTCTGAGGAATAACAACCAACTGCATATAATTTTTTGGCATTTGGATCCGTTGGATACTCGATACCTAATCCAATTTGATGATCGTATTCTTTTTTGATTTCGTTTTCCATTCTTTAATTATTTAAAAAATTTATGGGACTAAGACGGTACTCAAAACACCAGAGTCATCAACAATCAAACGATATTTAGTACCATTTGGAGAAGTTAATATGACGCCTTGAGAGGTATTGATTCCAATTCTTGCATCACCAACAACAGTAAGTCTTGATGTTGCAATAGTAGTTCCTATGCCAGTGTTTCCACCAATAGTCAAGTCAGTGCTGATTGCAACTCTTGGCGTATTGATACTTATAGTGTCTGTTGATTCTATGATTGGTGTTCCCGCAGTTACACTATCAAACCTTGAAGCAGTAACTATACCCGTAAACTTACCACTACCAACAACATCAATGTTTGAAGTTGGTAGTGTAGAACCAATGCCTAGATTAGATCCAGAGTTAATAATAACTGTACCAACACCTGCGGTTGGACCAACACTGATTCTTGTAAATGAACCAGATGCTCCGTTAGTACCTAAGTTAATTGTTTTAGTGCTTCCAGATGCAGTAACACCTGCTTGGATATCTGTTGTTTGAGAAACCGTCGAACGACCAAATGTAATTGCACCAGTACCAGAAGATCCTCCAAGTGTTATGGTCCCTGATGTCTGATTGCTACCAAATACATGTGTTCCTGTAGTATTGCCAGTTAAGTCAAGTGTAGCAGATGCAGTTAATGTATTTGAAAATGATTGTACTGCAGTGAAAGTCTGAGATAATCCAAGAACTGCTAGAGTATCAGTAGCAGTAATTACAGGTAAGTTTAAAGTTCTATCCGCAGTAATAGCTCCAGAAGTGATATTGTACTGGAAAGTATTTGCTGAGTTTCTTACTTTTAATCCAGTAGTTAAGAAAGTACCAATACCAGTTACATTCAGATTAGCTGTTGTTGTGATAGCAGAAACACTAAGTTGTGTAATAATACCAACTCCACCTATGACACTTGTAGAAATTCCTGCGGAAGTTGCAATACCAGCAGAAGTAGAATAACCAGCGATAGGTGAGTAACTTACATTTACTGTTACTATACCAACAGACTCAGGTGTTACGGAAATTCCTGTGCCAAAATTAATTGTTCCTGCACTTCCAACTAAAGAATTATCATCATTTACAATGATAGATGTACCTCCACCACCACCTCCAGAAATTAGAACGTTAGCGATGGAAGAAATTCTTCCATTTGAATCAACAACAATTTGAGGTACTGAAGTTGCATTACCATAAGTGTTTGCTGATGCTCCAGTCAATCCAGTTAAACTGGATGCAGAACCAATATAAGAAGTTGCTGTAATCACACCAGAAACTCTTACATCTCCACCAACAGTAAGTTTTGATGTTACATTTGTGGTTCCTATACCGACACCAGTATTAGTAACTCTTACTTGTTCATTTTCTGCAAGAGTTCCCCCAGCAAATAGGGAAAGATATTTACTTGCAGATGCTGCACCTATTGATAGATTTCCATCAGACGTATATAAGTATCCATCTAATGCACCGTTGATGGTCCAACTTGTTGTTGTAAATCCAGTATTATTAATACCAAGATCAATGAAGTTAGAAGTATCTGTACCAGTATCTGTAGTTACAACAATATCACCAGATGCGTTAGTGCCTGAGAGAGAATTCCTTACGTTTAACTGGCCATATCCATTGACACTTGAAGTAAAATCTGCAATGGCATTTACAAGACCTTGGGTAATTGTAGCACCAATACCACTCACAGTCAATCTATAAGGTGGGTTGCCTGCAGTAGTTCCAATGCCTACAGAATCATTGATTGCAACTCCGTTTTGGAAAGTTTGAAACTTTAAAACACTATCATAATAAAGTTCAACTCCAGCGTCATTATTGAAAACACCCATTAATGCACCGGATGTTTTCTTTAATTGAATTCCAGTACCACTATCTCTAAGAATTAAATTTCCTGGACTTGCATTATCAATGTAACTATTGTTACCATCATGGAAAATTTGCAGTTCATCGGTATCTCCAATTAATAGAGTACTTTCAAAGTGAACAGATTTTTGAAATGTTGAAGCCGCTCCAACGTTAATGGAAGAAGTAACACCTACTCTATATACATCAATACTTGGTGTTCCAGTGAGTCCTTGAGCTACTGTAGCGATACCAGCAGTGTTTGCATATCCACTATTAGTACTTCCAGGAACATTAGTAAGTAAAGATCCATCACCAATGAATTGAGTTGCTGTGACTACTCCCACATTAAGGTTTGGTGTTCCAGTAAGTCCCTGAGCTACTGTAGAGATACCAGCAGTATTTGCATAAGTAGATACTCCAGATACTCCAGATGAGTCCGCGTATAAAGCGGTAGTAACAATTCCAGTGACAGTTATGGATGAAGCAACTGAAATAGTTACTCTTCCAACTCCATCGGGTCCAGTGGATACAATATTATCACCAAAGTTTAATTCTCTTGCTACTCCTTTTCTGACATTATCATCTAATACTTCTAAACCACCTACAAGTGCTGTAACATTTGTAAGTTGAGATCCATCACCCACAAATTGAGTTGCAGTAACTACTCCAGTAGAAGTAATATTTCTTACTTCAATGTGTTCTGTAGTTGTAATGCCGGTGTTTAAAATACCACTGACGTTTATTCTTGGGGATCCTGTTAAATTTCTTGCAAGTGTAGAAATTCCTGCAGTACTTGCGTAACTTATTAAATTATTTCCATCTCCTATTGTATTGTAAATTTCGGTAAAATTACTATTGATTTTACCCATTGCAATTCTTAATGGATCGCCCTGACCATCATTTGGACTACTACCAGTGTTGATCCCGAGTCTAGACATTAATTTTCCTCAGTCTTTCCCTATTTTTATATTTATTGATGCTTATAACTAGTAATAGAATTATTTGCAGTCATGCAATTCAACTTTCAATTTGATAAAAAGAGACCAGATAAAAAACAACTTATTATAGTTGGAGTTGTAATATCAACTATAATCGCAACACTCTCCCAGTGTTCGGGAGTTTCTGAGAATAGACTTTGGGACTTATTGGATGAACTTCAGAGAAAGTATTTTCCACAAACTATTCTTAATGACATTATACTTCAAGATCCAGACAAAGTAAATCGTAGAGTTGGTAGAGATATTGATAAGGCTATACGAGATGTAGAAAAAGAATATGATAGGATTATTGCAGAGTCAGATAGAAAATATAAACCACGATACCTTGAAGAGAAGAACGATGAGTCTTTATGTTACTCGGAGGATTGCAAAAAACTTGCACCACCAATCAGAATGTGTTCTCCAGTTTTTGAGAGAACGGATTGTTCCCAGAAACCTGAAGATAAATAAATAGAATTATAAAAGTACTTTTTATCGTAGACAAATGAGAGCAGAAGAAGTCAAGGGCCTCATGGAGGCATATTCGCATGTTTATGAGACCCCTGAGGTTTCTGACGAACAAATTTTTGAAGATTGGATGTATTCATTTGTAGAAGAAGGATATGATTTAAGTGAGTTTGATTGGGACTCTTCTTATGATGAAACTCTTGATGAAGCATTTGGATCTGAATTTGTCCAAAGAGGTGGTATTGCTGGAGCTCTTGGTAGAGCACAAGCAAGAGCAAAACAAGACGGAGGTGCTTCCAATAGAGCTTGGTTAGGAAATAAAGTTAAAGGTTTCTTTGATGCACAATCCCGTTTTGTCCAAAGAGGTGGTATTGCTGGAGCTCTTGGTAGAGCACAAGCAAGAGCAAAACAAGATGGAGGTGCTTCCAATAGAGCTTGGTTAGCAAATAAACTTGGTTTTGGTGGTTCCAACAAACCTGCTGCTAAACCAGCAACACCCGCTAAACCTGCTGCTAAACCTGCTGCTCCTGCAGCTGCTGCTAAACCTGCTGCACCTGCAGCTTCTGCTAAACCTGCTGCTAAACCTGCTGCTCCTGCAGCTGCTGCTAAACCTGCTGCAACTTCTGCTGCTAAACCTTCTGCACCAACATCTCCTGCAGCTAAACCCATGTCTGCGATGGACCAGTGGGCAAAAGCAAATCCAAAACTTGCTCAAGCTCAAAAAATTAGACAACAAGGTGGTTCAAGAGCGGAAGTTAATAAAGTTCTTTATGATAAAGGAACCGCAGCTGCTGAAAAAACTCCTACGGTAGTAAAGGCTGGTGTAGACATCTTCGATCTAGTCAAAGGTCACCTTCTAGATGAGGGCTATGCGGACTCTGAGGACGCTGCAATGGTCATCATGGTCAATATGAGTGAAGAGTGGAGAGAGTCTATTCTAGAGTCTTATAACGTCGAACTTGGTGAATCATCAAAAACAGATGATGCTACAAGAGCACGCATTAAAATGTTTGCTGGTAAGAAAGGAATTTCATTCGAACCTGGACCAAGATGGGATGCTTCTGCTAATCGTGGAAAGGGTGCTCACTTATCTGATAAACAAGTAGAGAAACAAAGAAGAAAGAAACTTCGTTCAGAAGAATATATGGATGAAGCCCAAGGAGCTCGTGAAAACCCAGAAGATCATGATAAGGAAGAAAAGAAAAAGTATGAAAAAGTTCGTGGAGAAAAGACCCCTATGCCACCAAGAGGTGATAAGCGTAGAGAAGATTTTGAGAAGTGGTATCGTGCTAATGTTCGTTGAGAACAATTAAAATATAACCCAGGGGGGATATCCCCCCTTTTTTAATGTTCGGATAAATAAGTCTAAGTGATTCAAAAAACTTTTAATGATTAGAAAACTTTGGAATCTTATTTCTGACTGGAAAAAAGAAAGAGATTTTACTAAAAGACTTAAAAAACTTCAAAAAAGAGATCCGTTTATTTACAAGTGATTACCTGGGGAATATCTTCCGAAAGTCATAATGCTGCACTTTCTGTATTCATGAATGACACTCTCATTTTCGCTAGTGAAAGTGAGAGGTTTAGTGGTGTCAAGAATGATCACCAATTAAATGATGGTATAATTAAGTATGCATTGAAGTTTGGAAAACCAGAACTGGTCTGTTGGTATGAGAACCCGTATAAGAAAACTCTTAGACAACTTCTTGCAGGACAGGGATGGATCCAAAACGTCAAGAAGTATGTTGATGCTCCAATCAAGTATTATGATCACCATTATACTCATGCTTGTGCTGGTTATTTCACCAGCAAGTTTGATGAATGTTGTGTGGTGGTTATTGACGCTATAGGTGAATTCCAAACACTTACTATCTGGGAAGCGAAAGGTAGTAACCTAAAACTAAAATTTCAACGTAGATATCCGCACAGCATCGGACTTTGGTACTCTGCAATGACCCAAAGGTGTGGATTGAAACCAAATGAAGAAGAATATATCCTCATGGGCATGTCTGCTTACGGTGATAAGAGACGTTATGAGGATGCAATCTATGATGATTTTATAGGATGGAGAACGGCAACATTTAATAAAAACTTACATAAAGGTTGTAAGGATTGGAGACCAGATATTAAGAATACTTTTGATATTGCTGCCGCAACTCAAAGTATCTACGAAACAACATTTAGAGATATTTTACAGAGAGCATCTAATATTGTTGATAGTAAGAACTTGGTCTTGATGGGTGGATGTGCATTGAACTGTGTTGCAAATCCAATTGCATATTATTACTTTGATAATGTGTGGATTATGCCTGCACCTGGAGACAATGGATCTGCGATTGGTGCTGTACTTGCACATAAGAAGAAACATATTGATTGGCATGGTCCATATCTTGGTTATCATATAAAACCAGTTGCATCAAACGAAGAGATTGTTAATCACTTGATGGATCATGGTCTCTGTGGAGTTGCAAGAGGTCGTGCAGAGTTTGGTCCTAGAGCATTAGGTAATCGAAGTTTGTTTGCTGATCCTAGAGATCAAAAGATTAAATCAATGGTCAACCGTATAAAACAAAGACAACAGTTTAGACCATTCGCTCCTGTGATTATGGAAGAATATGTTCATCAGTACTTTAGAATGCCTACAAGTTCTTCACCATATATGCAATATGCGGTGAAATGTAGATACTCTAAAAAGTTTCCTGCAATTGTTCATATAGATAAGACAAGCAGAGTTCAAACTATTAATAGACATCAAAACGCAGAACTCTATGATCTTTTGAAATTGTGGAACGAGAAAACTGGTTGTCCTATGTTACTGAATACCAGTTTGAATGTTAAAGGAAAACCAATGGTAAATGATGAGAAAGATTGTAAGGAATGGGAAGAGACTTACGGAGTTAAGGTGTTTTCATGACTAAAATTTTACTTGCTTTTGGTGATAGTCACACAGGAGGTGCTGAAATAGATGAACAGTATTCATCTGAGTGTCATGATAGGGCTTATCCTGCACACATAGCTAAACATTATGGGTTTGATTATGAAAACTATTCTGCTTGTGGTGGCAGCAATGATTGGATGATCAGACAATTTATGATAAGAATTCAAAATGCTTTGATGAAAAATCAAGAAGTTTTTGTTCTTTGTAATTTTTGTGAGGCTTCAAGAACTTATATTAAATTGCCAGGAAAACTTCATCATTGTACTTCTTCACACTTATTACAAGACAAAAATACTAAAAAAGAATTATTAATTGATTCCGATTTTATTGGACCTTATAAAAATTATATAGAAACAAACTCCGACAAATTTTTAAATTTTAAATCTTTATCTCAAATTTTTACAATACAATCAATATGTGATCAATACAGTATACCATATGTTTTTCATACAAGCACTCATTGGTATGAAGGAAATTGGCAACTAATTAATAAAAAAAATTATTTTGGTCATCATGATACCGAAAGAGTAATTTATAACCAAGAAGAATCTTTTAAAAGTTATGCAAATTATTCTTATTGGGGAATAGCGACTCATCATCCTGATTGGAAAAATTTAAGATATGATTCAAGATGGTCCATGCACTATCCAGAAGAATACCATAAGTTTTGGGCTCAATTATTAATTAACTTCATTGATGAACGGGGAATACTTGACACAGCCACTTGATGTGCAATAAAATAACTCTGTCAGGGTTCAAGGGATAAATAAGGCTCATATAATTTTAAGAGCTTTATGAGCTATGAAAACCCTTGGCTCTACAATGGAGAGGTTTTTGAGTCTTCTGATATTCAAGATAATTTTGGTTTTGTTTATCATATTCACTGCAATAAAACTGGTCGTAGTTATATTGGTCGAAAGTATTTCTGGTCTTTCCGCACACCAAGAGGAAAATCTAGAAAAGTTAAGTCGGAGTCCGATTGGAAAAAGTATTACGGCTCCTGTCCTGAGCTCAAAGTCGAAGTTGACCTTTGGGGCAAAACATCCTTCAACAGAACAATACTTAGCCTCCATCGAACAAAAGGACAATGTAACTACGAAGAAACCAGACAACTGTTCTTAAACAATGTTTTGACTGAGGCCCTTGACAACGGAGAACCCAAGTACTACAATAGCAATGTTCTTGGTCGTTACTACAGGAAGGATTACTTTCATGGAAAACCAACTGATTGATAGTGTTGAAGATCTAAAAGATAGTATCATTGACCGAATTCATTATCTTGCAGACATGGGGGATTACCTTAATGCCTGTGCAGTTTATGAGGAGTTTCGAGAAACGATTCAAGACGCAAATAAGTGATTGTTAGTAACAAAACTAAATAATCACTTATAATGATCTTCGTCATGAGATTTTGAAGTGACATTAGAGCCCAGGAAAGTGCCCTCCGAGAGGAGCGGTGTACCCCCTTTCTATTGGGATGTAGAGTTCAATCGGAGTTAATGCAAAATTTCTTTACAGTAGCCCTGCCCCTTCTGGCATCGGTTACAACCACAACGGCAACACTGCCATTCCAGAATTACAAGATGCAAGGGCCGCCGCCTCCTGTCCCAGGACAAGCGCCCTTTTCCATTATTAAGGAATTTGATCTTGTTAATGGTCAGAAGACAGCAATCCGCGAGGTTGCATTACCAAAGCCAAAAGAGAAAAGGCTTATTTGTAAAGGGTGTAATGAACATGAACAACTTGCTGTGGATTATTTCCAAGAGCAAGGAATTAAAGACAGAAACGCCCTTGCTACTATCCTAGGTAATATTAAGCAGGAATCTATGTTCGTGCCTAATATTTGTGAAGGTGGTAGTAGGACTCAGTACCATCACTGCGGTCGTGGTTATGGTCTGATCCAATGGACATCTGCCGATCGTTATTATGGATTGGGTGATTTTGCTAAGAAGTATGGTGGTTCTCCATCAACACTTCCAACGCAACTTCGTTATCTTACGAATGAAGTTCAATGGAAACGAATTGAAGACAGGATGAAAACTCCTGGTAAATCTATC